CATATACGTTTTTATTGTCCATACATCTCGCATCAAGCATAAAGTGTTCCAATACACGCCTATCGGACATCTTGGCGGTTTAAACTTTGCTAATTTGGGAACATGCGGACATTCATTTATATTTATTATATTTGTCTGAAATTCAATATCTAACAATTATGACCACAACACGTATTCAAGTTTCAGAGCACCTTCGTGAATACATCACAGGGAAGTGTGAAAGTGATATAGGCAATCCCATTAGAATACCCGACAGGCTGGATTTATATCATGTCATATACGATCTACTAGAGAAGCGCCCCATTAATCATCCCGTTGATAACGGTAATCTTGAAATCATACTCCCAGAACGAAGTGTTGGAAAGCGCCCCGAGTATTACAACTATCTTAGCATACGATCACAACGAATAATCGCCAAGAAAATCGAAACGATGATGTGGGCAGAAGTGCATGATCTGCTTGATACGATGAAGCATCGTGAAGGGATCGACTACAAGGATGCGGTTCACCTATTCATCTGCAAGTATCGTATCGAAAGCCTGACAGAAGATGCCTTCTTGAAAAACTACTACCGATGGAGAGGAACTGTCCGCCGAAGGGAGAAGCGCAAATATTCGCGAAAATAATTCATGCAGCAAGTGTATTGATTTGTCCGTTTTCTGCACGAATAATGTATCAAAAATGCATTAAAAACGACAACAACTTGATTATTAAACCATTACATACAAATGAAAGAACTATCTATTCATATTAAAGTATATCCTGTTTCTAGAATGAGGCATACAATATATAAATTTGAAGCTGACTCATTCGATTTTGATCCGATACCAGAGGACAGTGATTCTGGTAGGTATTATAACTGTGACAAAGAAATATACATTAGTACTCCTTCTGTTGATATTCTCAAAGAGTTTTCTATTCAACAATATGCCATTATAGAATTCGTATCAACAAGAGGTAATCTATATAGAATTGGAGATAAACAACTTCCTGCTTTAGTTTCACTAATCCCACATTTAAATTCTACAACTCTACAAATCAAATGTAAAATGTTATATTCTCCGCTAATATAACGTCCTTCATGTACGAGCATATACAACATATCTTCGCCGAAAAGATATGTGCTGCACATGAATAAGACTTATTTACGAAAAATTCTACTTTCAAGAAACAGCCAATTACTTATCACGGCTGAAGGATTAGCTTCTATAATGATAGAAGCTTTTCCTACTATACCTTCATCCGGAAATGTACCTGTCTCATTTTTCTTTAATGAAAATCCGCCTACATATAAGGATAATACATCAAAGACACTCAGAGCTATACAAAATCAGCTAAAAAACTCATCAGAACTAGCCGACGTTCATCTGACCAATGACTTCAATTCCCCAGATCTGCCTGAAGGAAGTATCGCATATCACAGAATTTGGGGATTCATTACTTCATCTAGCAAATGGTACTTTTCAAGCAAACAATTTGAGAAGGATCTTATTGATGCGGAGAACAACCCTGCAATTTGTTGCCATTTCATTCATGCTAACTCACCAGGAGGTGAAGCATGGTATATGGACAGATTGAGTCAAACTATGAGAAATCTGCAAAAACCAGTATTTACTTTGTATGAACAATACAATTGCTCAGCATGCTATTATATAACTTGCCATAGTGATTATCTTGCAGCTCTTACAGAAAATGATTATGTCGGATGTATTGGAACAATGATAGATACCTATGACTTTGATGGTTACTTTGAAAAACTTGGAATTAAACATATTCAAGCCCGCGCCCACCAGTCAGACCTAAAGAATAAAAAATTCGATGATCTGAAAAATGAAAAGCCTGAACAATATATCACAGACATACTCGATCCCCTAACTGCACAGTTTATTTCAGAAGTAAGAGAATGTAGAAAACAAATTGCTTCAACTACAGATGACGATCCCGTATTACGAGGAGAAGTATTCTACACTAAAGAAGGTATAAATAAAGGCCTTACGGATGGAAGTATGACATTTGTTGAAGCCATCTTAAAAGCCTCTGACATGGGATCATCTTATATTAAAACTCAAGAACAAAAAAAGAAAGCACTCAATTATCTATAACCCTTAAAATTTAGGCGTATGAATTTTAAAGAAAAACTAACAAAAGTCCTTCAGAAACTTAATCTGGTGGACAAAGCGAAAGCAAAAACACTGACGCACGAAGAGTGGCAAGCCATTGTCAACTCATATCAGGAAGAGTTCAAAGTAACTCTTCAAGAAGATCTGGAAGCCGAACAGGCTTCACATATTCAACCTGTAATGACCCAAGAAGAAATGGATCGCATCCAAGGTATTCTGGATGGTATAGTAAATCCACATTCTGAAAATAACAATCCTCAGAATAGTTCTTCTGCTACAGCTGAAAGTATCATCCAACTGGCGCAATCTGTTAATAGTCTTGTTAACCAGATGTCCAATCGTGCACAAGAAGATATTCCTACGCAAGTAATAACTACAGGTACGGTAACATACACGGGTAATGCTGATCGAACAAAGTTCTTATTTGGAATCGACTCGCCTATGTTCTCCATGGATAAACGATGGAATAAGATTGCAGTTAATCCAGCAGCAGCTGCCTCATTAGGGTCATGGGATGAAGAAACGGAAGGAGCTGATTTCCGCCGACAGACAGTAGCCTTCAGCCGTTCTCTCCAGCAACGATATCTTTATCTCCATGAAAACAACATGCTTGATGTAAAACGCTTGGCTGCCGGTGAATTTGCAACAAACTATGAAGGTGTAAATACTGCTGGAGTTGGAAATCAGCATGTTGTACTTCGTCAAGATGCACTCATCGCCCGTGTGTTGAACAAACGCGATTTGACATTATGGTTCCCTGTGCGTTACGGGGTTCAGGATCATGACCTAGTTTTCAATGCTTTCTTCAGCGAACTTTCTCAAGCCTATCAAAGTGGAGAAATCTGGAAGGGTGACATGAAGATCGAAAATGAAATGGGACATGTTGATGATGTAATGATCAAGATGAAGTTTGGTCCCATGAAAGAACTCGAACGCATGTACATCGCCTATTTAAACAAGGAAGGAAGTGATCCGATTAAATGGAACATGATTGAGTTCTGTATTCTAAATTCTTTGGAAACTGCACAAGTTGAGCAGAACAAACGTCGCATGCGTGGTATCTATGTCAAGCCAGAAGAAGGCAAACCGGGTAGTTACTTGAACGGTTCTACCGGTATTATCTACACGCTGATCCGTTACATTCATGAATACAAGATCCTTCCGCATGATGATGCTGCCTATCGTACATATACCAGTGCGGACATGCTGGAAGCTGTACAGGAATTCGTATCGGATGTAACAGCTTCTTGTACAGAAGATATGGACCTCGACAACCATGTGATTTATTTGAATAAACTTCACCAGCCATGGTGGATTAAGAACATACGAGCCACTTACGGAAAGGATACCGACTTCACAGGACCTGATAGTTATTTAAATGTCGTTCCGGACACTAAGATACATATTCGTTGGCTTCCTTATCTTGGCCAAATGACTCTAATGTTCATGGATATTCCAGGAAACCTTCAATTCATAGAGAATATCCCTGGTGAAATGCTTTCAATCAAGGTGAAAGAGGACATGGAGCTCGTGAAAGCTTGGAGTACATGGAAAGAAGGCTGCGCAGCCGCCTTTACCGGCCGACGCTTCGATTCTTTGGAAAGTTTGCAATTAAATAACTACGAATGGCAGCAAATCTTCATCAACAAGCCTTCCATTACTGTTAAGGCGGATGCTACAACTTTGGACGCAACCAAAGGTTTCTGGTTCGAAACTTCAGCAGGTTCTGAAGCGGCAGCTTCTATTACAGATATTACTGGTGCCAAAGCTGGAGTAGCTTATATAATCGAGGCTGGAGGTGCAAGCAATTTATCCAAAGTAGAGAAGAGTGGCAAGTTTGCTAACATTACAGAAGCCTGGACACCAACGCAAGCAGGAGACTACCTGATGGTTATTCTGGGAAGTGACGGTAACTTCCGTGACATGGAACGTCGCACGGGTGGTGTACGTAATGTAAATGACAAACTCCAGCCAAACATTCCAGGCGTGAGATAAACTCAATCTGAATAGAGATCAGGTAAATCCTGATCTCTATTCCAACCATTAATTAATCACAGAAATATGAAGACTAAGATTATTAAAACCATGTTTTTCCTGGCAGTCGTTTCCATCTTCTGCCTGTTTCTTGACTACGTAACAGGTACAGTCATTATAGGAGGCTCTCTTGCCATGGCTATGATGACCATTGGAGACGTAGATGATGTCAGTGACAGAATGACGCATGGCAGCAATATTGCCTACAAACTCTATCTAATAGACATTTCTCAGATTGATGACACAAAGGCATTCCCAATGCCTAACAGCAGTCGTGAGGTAAGTTCCATTCCAATGAAGGATGGCCAGTACATGAAGTATTTCGTGGCACACGACATTCCAACCTTCAGCTCCACCGGCGAGAAGGGGGATATCACTACTTCTGGTACCAACACCTTCACGGCAATTATGGGTGGCATGCGTAATCAGTTACTTGACTTTATCGAGCAGCATGCCGGCGGCAAGTTTATCATACTATTCAAGGAGGTAGGCGATCCTCAGTGGTATATCCTTGGCAGCTACGATCGCCCAATGGTACTCTCAAGCTATGAATCGAAGAACGACAAGGATGGGCGTTATGTCACTATCAACTTCTCTCGCACTAGTATTGACCAATATTACAAATACACAGGCGAGATAGTCCGCGTTCCTGCAGCAGCACATACTGCAGATCAGACAACACTGGCTATCAAGAGTACCAATGATCGGTACACCATCCCTGATGGAAGTTCTTCCACTTATGAGATCAATGCTATCTCAGGACTCTCAGCCAATGACAAGGGACGTTACATTACGCTTGAAGGTACAGGTACAGACAAATCGGCCACTATAGCTGATGGGAACTCGTTTATTATGGAAGACGGTGCGACATGGACAGCTAAATCTGGAAGCAGTATCACCTTCCATGTTCTCGATCCACAGACGTTGGTAGAAGTTCCAGGAAGTCGTGTACAGATATTGTAATTCATAAAATGGATAGTTATGTACAGCTTTAAAGAAAAAAAACGCCATTTTTCCGATTTGAAGAATACGTCTGCAGCGGAATCAGACCTCCTACTTCTTAAGTCGAAAGTAAAGCAGGTGATTTCATCCTGGGAACGACAACCAAAGCGATACGCAGACGATATTCTGTATCGCCTGCTTGATGTAGCTACCCGTGAAGAGATACGAATCAACCGGCGTGAGCAGATGAAGGTACAGGAAGAGTCTTCTACTGGTGACGAGACCAAGGATCCTGTAGATAATTCTGTCTCACGCGAAGGATCTGAAATCGATGTATATGATACGCCATCACAAAAATCGGATGACAATGATGTCCAGAAACGTATTTCGGAATCTGAAGCTGCCAAAGAGGAAGCCGAGAATCGTGCTGAAGAAGCGGAAGCAGCATTGGAAAAAGCCGAGGAACGTGCCGAAGAAGCAGAATCTGCCTTGGAAGAAGCCGAGGAACGTGCCGAAGAAGCAGAATCTGCCTTGGAAGAAGCCGAGGAACGTGCCGAGGAAGCAGAGACAGCTCTTGAAGAAGAGAAAAAAAAAGAGCCGAATCCAGAGAGCCCCACACGAAAAGCAGGAAAAAGCAAAAGCAAGAAGAGTACCCGCAAATAGATTGGGATAACCTCTTTGACCCGAATGTACAGATGGCCACGCTGCTTTACAATGACCGCGTAGTCACCTGGAAGCAAATGAAGCAGCTCGACGAGCAGCTTGACCGGAAGCCCAGATGCCTGGACATCATGCAAATGGTGGAGCTGCGCATCCGCAACCTACAAGCCTTCGCCGAGCTGCGTTCGTTTAACGATAGCGGACGCTTCCTTTACCGCCATCCTCTAATTGCACACAAATCCGAACGTCATCAGCTGGAACAGCTCATGAAAGATAACCCCTCTGAGTTCCTGCGCCTGTACAAGAACTGTACTGACAACATCCGTCGTTACGAGTCTTTCCTCCGACGACCAGACAGAACCGGACGACGTGTACAGGACCGTGAAAATCTGAGAAGGCACAGAGAAAGAGAAGCGTTGTTCAAAGTAATCATGCAACAAAAAAACAATTAATCATGAATAAGCTTATAGAAGTATTTAATTTGGGTGGACTTCCTACTGCCCCGCTGGATTCATTCTTGGAGCTTCAAGAAGACTTTAAGAAGTCAGATCCTGATAAGTTAGCAAAATTACAAATGCTGATCATCACACGAGGTTTCAAATATGCATTCAAAGCATGGAAGGATTCTCAAGGGAAACTATGGATCATTGATGCACATCAACGAAGGAAAGCTTTGATAGCTCTCCGGAAAGCAGGATTCACAATCCCTGAAATCCCGTATGAACCGATATTTGCCGCCGACAAAAAAGAAGCTGTTGAAGAAATAGCAGCTTACAATTCTGAATTCGCAACTAAAAACCCGGATACAATCCTCTTTAAAAAATATAATATTGATTCGGATACGCTTCAGCGATTTAACCTTGGATATGAAGTCAAGAGCCTTGATTTATCATCTTCTCCATTATTCTCAAGTCCGCAAGACGCTGGAGAAATAAAAGAAGATGAAGTCGATATCAATATACCGACTACTGAAGAAAATATATTTGCAAAGTCAGGCGATGTGTGGCTACTCGGGAACCATCGATTAATGTGCGGGGACTGTCGATCCAAATCCGATGTGTCGTTGCTGATGAACGGACAATATGCCGATCTATGCGTAACAGACCCTCCGTACAATGTCAATTACGAAGGTGGTACTGAAGATGAGCTAACAATTCAAAACGACTCGATGGAGAATGATTTGTTTGCCACTTTCCTGAAACAGGTATTCAGTATGATGTACACAGTTATGAAGCCTGGGTCTCCCTACTATATTTTTCATGCAGATAGTGAAGGAGAAAATTTCCGTTCTTCTCTCAGAAAAGCCGGTTTTAAAATTGCCCAATGTTGTATCTGGGTGAAGAATAGCATGGTTATGGGCAGGCAAGATTATCAGTGGCAGCACGAACCATGCCTATACGGTTGGAAACCAGGTGCCGGACACTTATGGAACTCCGATCGGAAACAAACAACGATTTGGAATTTTGATAAGCCACAACGAAATGGTATACACCCAACCATGAAACCAATTGCTTTAATGGCTTATCCAATTGGAAATTCATCAACTGCTGGCCAACTTGTTATAGACTTCTTCTCTGGTAGTGGGTCTACATTAATGGCTTGCCAGCAGATTGATAGAATCTGTTATGCGATGGAAATAGATCCTCAATACGTCTCTGCATCCGTACTGCGATACAATGCAATGTTCCCCGAACAGACAATTAGGCTTATACGTAATGGGGAATTATTAAACGAGAACGAAACTTCAAAGATATGGAAAAAGAGCTAACTCCTACTTCAGATGTTGATAAAGCAACATTTATTGGTGAGCAATATATCCCACAAGTGCGCACTTTTGGCGCACTTGGATATACGCCACAACGAATATGCAATATTCTTGGACTTCGTGGAAAAGAAAAGATTGCTCTCACTATAAGGATATCTATACCTGGTGATGTTTATTACGACGCCTATCGGAATGGCAATGCTCTTGGTGAATACAACATAGATGCAGAACTAGCCAAAAAAGCTGAAACTGGAGATATAGAAGCTATTACAACACTTGAAACAAGGAAACAGGAACGAACGGTTAAAGATTTGAGAGATAAACTATTTGGCGTATGAAACAATTAGATGTTCTGGACAAACTCCACCCGGATCTGATATCTGCATTTCTCACTACTGGACATTCGGACGGTATTCCTATTGACGTGCAACTGTTTTTGAAGCAACTACAATGGGCGGCAGAAATATATGAGTACGAACGGAACATCAGCCGTGCCGCAAAGCAACTTCGCCAGCGTATCAATGCCCAGCAGCAAATCAACCTGGACGAACGAACCTGCAAGGCCCGCATCTATGCCGCCATCAACTACTTCAACATCGACAACAATGTTTCCATCAAAGTATGGGAATCAAACTACGCTGACAAGTACGAAGACCTAGCAAAATTATGTGCAGCAGCCGGAGACTATAAGACCCAAGGCAAATGCTATGCTGCCGCCTTGGAATGTCGAAGACGTGCTGCCGAAATAGCCGAAGCTGATCGTGACCTGGGTATTGTCTTTCTCATTTCTCCAGAACTCACTCCGGAAGATCTGGGATATAGCAAAGCCTCACTGAAGGAAATTGCAGCCAAACACAACCAGGGATTCTACCTGAATCTTATTGACAGTCTACCCATCGAAAAAGTGGAGAAAAAGCGCCTATTGCGCGATGCTGACATAGAAGAAGCCGAATATGAAGAAATGAAAAACGAGTAAAGGATATGAAAAACCAGATAAATCACGCAGAAGATAGAAGCATCGAACATTTTGAGAGGTACTACATGAACCAGATGCAGATTCTTGTCAACGTCATAGACCCGAACAATCTATTTGCCGAAATTGGACGCGCTGGTGGAAAGACAGAAGGCGTGACTGGTCCCAGGCTGATACGTGTTGCAAACGACATGCCTGGTGAACTATCTTTCCTGGTACATAAAACCTATGTAGCCCTGATGACCAACGTATGGCCCAACCTTCAGGCTTACTTTTCACGCCAGGTAACTATAAACGGTAATGTAAGACCCATGCTTGAATATGGAATTGACTACGTAGTTGGTGAAGCCAAATTGCCTTCCCATTTCCGACGTCCACGATATCCAATTGCCTACCCCAAACATAGTGTTGTTTTCCGAGACGGACATCACATTCAGCTTGTAAGCAGCGACCAACCTGAAAGTGTTGCCGGCCGAAGTGCCGTACATGCCATTATCGAGGAAATGAAACACAACAAGGGTGACAAGTTGAAGAGCCGTCTGTTCCCGTCCCTTCGAGGTGCAGGAGCTGATATCCGACGATCGCCATACTATCAAGGCGTGACAGGAGTAAGCGATACAGCCCGTGTCGATCTCGGAGAAGATGACTGGTTCGAAGAATATGAAAGGCATACAGACGCTAAACTGATATCTGAAATAGCCACCGTATCACTTCATTTAAATGCAGCTATTTATCAGAAATACAAGTTAATACAAATGCAGCGAGAGACCAAAAATCCAATCACATTGGAACGAATCCGTCTTGACTTAGAGAAGCAACGACGCGTTATGGCATTATGGGCTCCACGATTGGCTGATATGCGTAGAAACGCAACATTATATATCCGTGCTAGTTCGTTCGTAAACAAAGAAATTTTGGGCCCGAAGTTTTTCAGAACCCAGCTTGAGACTTTGGATATGGATGAATTCCTCACTTCCATCTGTGCTATTCGGCACAAGGAAGTGGTTAACAAATTCTTCGCCAATTACGACAAGGAGAAACATCAGTTCGCAGACTCATACATCTACGAAAGTATTCTTAGGCTTGACCTTAAAGAACATTTCTTGCTCACAGCCAGATACCTAAAGCACTACAACCGACGTTCGGAACTATTAGTAGGTTATGACCCCGGGCACTTCTCCAGCCTGGTTGTTGCCCAAGAAGAAAACTACGGCCGAATCGCTCGGGTTATCAAAGAGTTCTACTGTTGTTACCCAGACGAACAGCCAGAACTTGCACGGCAAATGTATGAGTTTTTTGGACAGGACGCTATAAATAAACGCATTATCCTATACCCGGACCGTGCAGGAAACAAGAAACGTGAAGATAAGGAACAGATAACAACAGACAGCCGTAACCTGAAACGTGAACTAGAAAGTTACGGTTTCGAAGTAGAACTTATGAATGAAGGGCAGGCCACTATATACCATTGGCAGCAATTCAAATTATTACTTCTTATGTTTGGCGGTCGTAGCAATATACTTCCCCAAGTGTTGATTGACGAAAACGAATGCAAAAACCTATGTAGCGCAATCATGCTTTCCCCTCTAAAAAAAACAGATGGAAGAATAGAACTGGACAAAACATCTGAAAAGAAAGTACCGCTAAAACAACAGGCAGGATTAACCACACAGCTCCCAAGCGCGTTGATTTATCTGCTTTATGGTCGATATGGTAACAAAGTACAGGCTGAATTAACATCTATGCCTGACAATTTACCTGATAATATTTCAATATAGCCATAATAATACACCTATTTTGATATAAAATAAATATGTAATAATCTGAATGAGTTTTAATTAACGATTTCAAGATAGAAACAGAAATCAATCATCACTGCTCATTTTACACGCCCCGCTGAAAAGTCGATGTGCTGTGCACTGCGAATACGACTCCGGAAATATGACATCAAAGGATTACGTCCTTTGTTCAGGAAAACTTTTTATTGATTTTCGTGCCATGGAAACAACAACTATAATGAAAGGAATAGATGCTCTCCGATGGGCACGTGAAATATCAAAGCTACCGAATGGATGCTTTACGCTCGCTTTTTTCCCATGCTCAAGACAGAAAGGGAAAGCAGCCACAAAACTCACTGTTAAGGAGGGATGTAAATGGCGTACCCAATTGCCTGAAGAACGATTCAGTGTAGACAGCGATAATCTATTCCTTTTCACCGATGGGAATGGAGAGCCTCGCATGTGCTACACAATACTGATCCGCTACATGGGATTTCCACAAGACGGATACAAACTACATAAAATCGATTGGTTGGATGTTTAACTCATAATAATATGATGATGAACGAGGAATTGAAGATGGTAGGTAATTATGGATGCTACCTTAATGAGAATAACGTGATATCTTTCCAGATAGGAGATAATCCGATATCGTCGTTTCTGCCTCCCGACCCGCTATTTCCTGTTGCGATAGACTATCTCCAAGCAGACTCAAGATGGCTCAGCGTACAGGGTTTCCAGGTGTGCTGCAGAGGCTTCAACAACCGGAAATGCGAAGAAATAGCGGAGGATATCAAGAAGAACAGGCTGCTACCAAGACTTATCAGCAAGCAAGTGAATATGCTATATGGACATGGACCGGCAATATATATTCCACGCATTGTCAATGGTAAACTTCAACGTGAATGGGTGGAATGTGCTCAAATCACAGAATGGATGGAAAGCTGGAAGTCACGCGGAATTGAAACGAGTTGCAAAGACTTTGCAAAAGGAGTAATCAAAAACTTCTATTATTTCCGTGATTTCTTCGTAAAATGGAGATTTACTGTGGGAAAATCTCGTGGAGCTCTTCCAGTGGCTGGACTGGAAATAATGGAGAACAAAAATTGCAGACTGGCCACTATGCGACACGATGTGGCAACATCGGTAGTCTATTATAAAGATTTTCGCCATATTGCCGTTGGGAAATGGGGGTTGGGATTGGGAAGTTATGCCATTTATCCCAAATTTAACCCATCAGAAGTAGAAAACTATAAATATGCTGCTATCAGCCACCACAGAGAAAAAACTGTTGACGATTTCTATGGATGCAATGAGACGCATGAAGGTACTAGAGCGTACATCAAAGGATCTAACGAAACAGCTGACTACATCAACTCATTCCTCAAGAATTCTTTGGCAGCCAAAATACACATTGTCATCCCCAATGCCTGGATTGAATCCAAGCGTACGCAGATTTCCAAACTCTGCGATGAGAACAAAAAACGAAAACAGGAAGGGCTGGAATTGTTTGTCTACAATGGAATTGAAATCGGAACAGAATATCACGAATCACTCGTTATCCAGTTCCTACAGTCGGAACTTCGGAAAATATCGAGCTACCTGACCGGCCAGGACAACCAGGGCAAAGCATACGCCACCATCAGTTTCAAAAATAGCCAGGGAGAAGAAGAACGATGGAAAATTGAAACAGTTGATCTGAAGTACAAAGAATACATCGACGCACTCATCAGCTACGACAAGCGAGCTGACGAAGTGTTGCTATCAAGCGTGGGCCTGGACTCCAGTATCTCAAGCGTCAGCAAAGATGGTGTTATCTCCAAATCGGGAGCCGATGCTTACTACAACTACCTAATCTACATTCTGTCACTTACCAGCGAAGATGAAATATGCTGCGAACCGTTCAACCAGGCCATCGCAATCAATTTCCCGGATTTGTATGCTCAGGGTTACCGTATCGGATTTTACCGGGAGGTTCCGACAAGACAAGAAGATGTTTCACCCAAAGATAGACTTAACCAACAACAATCATGATACTAACAGATTTATTTGTTGACATTGCCGAATTCCGAAGCTTTGCCCCATACGTGGAAAGCAACGTGACTTTCGAGGAACTCAATTCATCTGCCCTGTCTGCCAAAAAACAGATTATCATCATCCTTAGTAAAGCTGTGTATGAAGAAGTATGTAAGAGGGAAGATGACGAAATAAAAGCGGCCCTAAAAAGCGCGATGGCCAACCTCACCCTTGCCAAGCAAATGGTCTTTGACGTAATCAAACGCCGTAAGGACGATATCGACATCTACAAGCACGAACAGGAAAGTATGCGCCGGGCTTATCAGGACAACTATTTCAACGCCATGGATACCCTGATTCAGTTGCTGACTGAAACGGAGTCTGAAGCCTGGAAAAAGACCAGATACTGCAAAATGCTTGAAACATTATGCATCCGCACAGCTGACGAGTTCGATACCCTATATCCCATCGATCAGTCGTACCTGTTCTTCTTCCGAACCATCCCACTCCAGCAAGAAGCGTTGGACGAGGGTCTGCGCGGCTACTTTGAACGGGCTAAAGGAAAAGAAAACACCCTCAACATGTTGCTTCGCTGTCTGGCCAAACAGACCGTATCCATAGCTTTACGACGGTTTGATATCATTGAGTTCCCGCCTACCATCCGAAGTCTGTTCGACGATTCCACCGTAAGCCGTAGCGGAAAAGACGAGCAGCAACGTATGCTGGACCTCGCCTCACAGCTCAGCAACGAAGTACAGATCTCACTTGCCGACATCGACCTGATCCTTAACTCATCGTCCGGCGGATCGGTTGACACAGAAACCTCATTCAACCGGCCGGACGATAAAATCTACTTAATGGCATAAGATTATGGACACCAGAATCCGATTTGTAGTAAAGGGAACGGAATACAGCATTCCAAACTGCTGGGAACAAGTACACCCGGACAACTTCATCAAACTGCTTCAGGACGTGGAACTGATGGCCTCCGGGCGGCTGAGTGTGGGCATGGTAAGAGTGCGCTACGTCTGCAACTGCATGGGCTGGAAGCTGAATCGTTTCCATTCTACGGAGGCCATTCAAAATCTGGCATGGATAGCCGAACAAATCACGTTCCCGTTCATCATCCAGTACCCCGACAACGATGCTGCCCTGCAGGATCTGGATGCCAATACCCGCAGTCTGTGCAAGCGCATCGATCCCTCCCGACTGAAGGGTGTCGGCATATCCCGCTATTTGCAGCGTCTACCCTATAAGTACATGCTCGACTCCTGCTTCTGCGCCCAGTTGGTCCCCACCGTCGAGGCCATCGGCAAGTTTTATTCCGCGTACAAAATCAATTCCTCCTTCGGGCAGCTGACCTGCTCACTCACAGCCCTGCAGTTCATCGAGGCTCGGAAAGTGGCGGCCGGGAACCCAGACCTACTGCCATTGCTGGCCGCCATCCTCTACTATCCGGGACGTTATTCGTCAGAAGGTGCACAACAGCTGGCACTTGACTTTGCCAACCTGCCAAGTAAACTCCTGAAGGCCATTGCCTTCAACTTCCGGGCATTCGTCAACTTCCTGTTCTCAAAGACCGAATATAGGCTGCTGACAGCTGTCAATGCCGACCACGAACCGGCCATCAGTACTGGTGCTTTAGAGTCGCTCTACAACCTGAGTGCAGACGGATTCGGAACAGCCAACGACGTAGAACAGATGAATCTTTTGCAATATCTCACCATCATCCGCAAAAAACTCATCGAATCCGTACGTAGCCTGTACGCCACCAAGATGCAGTTGGCCGACATCGAGAAAGAAACCGGACTGCCCATCCACATCATCCGCCAAATTGTCTGACCCATTAAACATTGTTGCCATGGTAATCCTCGACACCCTGAAGTATTTTGCACAATTCCCCTCGCGCGAAGGCGTGTACTCTATGTTCACTAACGGAAGTTCCAGCAGCTTCCCAGCCTATTCCGAAGTGCAGCAGTATATTGCCGCGCTGCCACAAGCTCGAATCCCCGATATCGGCGGTTTCGTCTTCGGCCAGTCGTTCGACCACGTGAAGCGACGCATCGACGCGCTGACGGGCACCTACCTTTTTGTGGACTTCGGCGAGTTCTCCTCCAGCCGCGATCGCACAAACTCCATCAGCGACACACAGAAGATGGCCGCCACCGTGGCCATGAAGCTGACCGACGCGGCCGACCTGGTGGAAGTGGCCCTGGCCACCGACCTCACCCTAGAACTCACCGCCCGCCTGCGTCAGTTGCTCATTGCCGATACCTACGGCGACCGTTGTCCCTGGCTGAACCCCATCAGCGACAAGCACGACATCGTACCCTTCGTCAGTTCCGAATTCAAATCGGTAGGATGGACACTGATGTTTACTACAACGGCCTCTGATCTGTTCGACGTCAAGAGGCTGAACAACAAATGATTTAAGCATAATTTTACTCAAGCTAAACAAAGCTAACTCACTGATAATAAACGAGATACTACTACCACATTCGAAATCATAGTGTTATCTTTGACGTACAAGAATAAAGGATAAAGCATTATGAACGAACAAGTTACAAACATTCTGAACCAACCAATAACCAAGACAGCCAAGATACAGCAACTGCTTCTTCTGGGCCTCACACGCCGGCAGGTTGCTGACCTGGTAACAAACGGGAACTACGGATTTGTACAAAACGTCTATAAAAAGATGCTGGAAAGCGGCAGCTTCGCCACACCGGCCGCCACCAGCGAAATTATCGATTACACTTTCAACCGACGCTTCGGTATTGAAATTGAAGCCTACAACTGTAACAGAGAAAAACTTGCCCAGGAGCTTAGAGATGCAGGAATTAACGTTTCTGTAGAAGGTTACAACCATACAACCCGAGACCATTGGAAACTGGTGACAGACAGCAGCCTGACAGGAAACAACACTTTTGAACTAGTAAGCCCTGTATTACAAGGCGAGGACGGATTGCATGAATTGCGAAAAGTATGCTGGGTGTTAGAGTATTGCAACGCAAAAGTGAATGAATCATGTGGTCTGCACATCCACATGGATGCCGCCGATTTCACATTAGAAACTTGGAAAAATCTTGCATTATCTTACAAAAACCTGGAAAGTGTGATTGATGCTTTTATGCCAGAAAGCAGACGTCAAAACCGGTATTGCAAAAGCCTATCAAGCATACAAGTAGGCAATATACAGCAAGCACAAAACATTAACGAACTTCAAAGAGCTTTCAACTGCGACCGCTATCACAAGCTCAATATCGAAGCATACTCGCGCCACCGCACCGTAGAGTTCCGCCAGCATTCGGGAACGACCAGTTTCACGAAAATGGAAAACTGGATACGCTTTGTGGCAAATATGATTACCTTTGCCCATCACGGGGTAGCTCGCCGCACAGAGCTCAGCGACATCCCCTTCCTCAACGGAGACCAGAAAATATACTTCAAACTAAGAACCAAAAAATTAGCAAGATAATGAAAACAACCTACCTTCTGCAGGACGGCGGTATAATTACCGCCACCTGCGCTGCCGATTTCGTAACCCACCTGCGCGAAGGAAGCCGCTTCGACTACGATTGCACAGACCAGGAATACATGTACCGCTTTGCCGACCGCTATTTCGACCAGACGGGGCACACCATCCGGGCCGATTCAGCGGATCATTTCCTGACCGACCTGCTGGAATCCGGATACGCCTCCTTAAAAAAGTAACAAAAATGTTCCTTTTTGCTTGCATATTTAGAACAAAAACGTTACCTTTGCAGTGTTCAATTAACCAATAGTTCTTTTACATCATGAAGTACTCCGAATTCTACAAGCTGATAGAACAGCATGGCTGGACTATCAAGGGCGGGAAAGGGCATTACAAGTATGTACACCCCGATTACCCCTACTTCATTCCGGTCGGACGGCACAAGACTCAAGAAGTCAAGCCGGGTACCCTGGACAAGATGCTGAAGATGGCCGGGCTGAAGGAACAGAAGTAAAGAGCTTCCAAGAGAGCTGCCCGTCCCCACGCTGGGGACGGGTGTTAATTGAACCATTTTGCAGGAACTTGATAATGAAACGTATGGATATGAAAAAGATTGTGGCAGTGATCGAGAAAGGCGACAGCGAAGGCTACGGCATCTATGCCGCCGGCGACAGCGTACCCGTTGTGGGCTATGGGCTGACCGAGGAAGAAGCCCGGACCGACTTCGAGGCCGTCATGGCCGAGCAGGCCGAGTACATGAAGGAACACACCGGCAGCTATCCCGAGTGGAAGGACGCCCAGGTGGAGTACCGCTACGACCTGACCGCCTTCTTCCAGGCATTCCCCTTCATCAATGCCTCCGAGTTTGCCAAAAGCATCGGCATCAATCCCTCTCTGATGCGCAAGTATAAGAACGGACTGGCTGCCGCCGGAGAGAAACAGAAGAACCTGATACAGTCCAAACTGACAGAAATCGTACAAAAAATGGAAAGGGTAAAGTTCGCCTGACAATTCGGACATGGTTAATTGAACACTAACTTTCCACCGCTTTATCCTTGACACACAGAGCGGCGTCCCCACAACGGGAGACGCCGCTCTTTTAAGGATTTTTTTGTCAAAACAAAAATTATACATATCTTTGTTATCGCCAGAACAAAAACGCATAATATGAACCCCTTACCGCAGTGTAACCCGTAGTCAGTCGGGTTCAGGTGTTTCAATCGTTCACCTGTTGGCACGCTGTAGTGAGGGGTTCGCCCATGAATAAATGATTCATACAAGTGAAGAAGACGATTTGGGTGCTAAGATGAAAAACACCATTCATCTGTTATCAACAAACTTATCAAACAAACTTTTAAATATATAGAGTTATGAAATTAAAGTTATTATTGATTATGCCAATCTTGGCATTGGCATCATGTACCACAGTAAATGTACCGGCTCCGAAGCAATATGCTTCCACTATCGACTACGCCTATCTGTCACAAAAAGGCATCTTCGTCACAGAATCAAACTCTGTAAATTTCGACTATGAACCATTGGGTAGTATCTATGTCGAATGCACTGGTGGATGGGTGAAGAAGAAGTATAAAGAAGGTGATGACATGGAAGACATCTACATGACTACCCTTGGAAGTGTGAAGTATCTGCCACCTACCTTTGAAGACGCTTATCAGTTGATTCTCTCCGAAGTAAAGAAATTACGAGCAAACGGTGTCATAAACTTGAAGATTAGAACGGTCAGTGAATATCAAAGCACCTACAAAGTGTACGTTGATAAAATCATTATAACCGGGATGTGCATACGCAAATAAGAAGGCGTGCCAGAATGTGTAAGCGGGAGCAAAAAACTCCCGCTTTTTATTGCTATCTTGAAAACTATCCCTATATTTGCAGCGCTATACATTTGAAACAGGCGACGAGACATTCGCCAACCGATTGCCGTTGGCATTTTTTATGCCTATCGGCTAACCATATAAGTTCCGACCCCCGTGTGGAGCGTTAATGCGCCCACTGCCTGTTTCAGGTGTATAGCAACGGGAAAGCGGAACTTTCTTTTTTAGGCAAGTTTCTTGATTTTTTGGACAGAAGAGCCGCTTTCCCGTATTATTAACTTATTGTTTCATTTAAATGCTATACAAAATGAAAAAGAACAAATCAAGCGAACGCGGACGCTATGTATCCGTCGAGAAAGTCCAGAAAATGTTATCAGACCTTGGACTCCAGCTTTGCGAAGGCCGCAAGCGCATCCATGCTGCCAAGCGTGACAACTCCATTGTATTCTATGTGGCCGGTGGTACTGTGAACATCACCTTTCAGGAAGGAGGTGCGCAATGAATACCACGCACCACTTCGCCTTGAACGACACTATCAGCCAGGAACTCGCCTTCCTGCAAGGAGGCTACGGCCAGGCTCTGATAGACGGCATCGACGCCGTGATAGACCTGTTACTGGACCAGCGTGACGATATGCCCTGCGAGGACTCCATGCTGCTGAACCACCTCTACACCCTGAACAATACACGTACCAGCCTGCGGCACCTGCTGCATGGTGTAAAGGAGGAAGGAGGCCAGAGATGAGAGAGAGGCAATTCATCAGAACGGGCGTTTGTGTAGTACGGGAAGTTTATGCGTCCGGAAAAGGGAGAACCTATTACAAAGTATGGTTCAACGACAAAACATTGGAGGGGATGGAAGAGTCGGATATCCGAGTTCTGGCGGCTTCCTTGGAAAAAGCGATGGAACAGGCATCGAAACTGAACGGAACAGAGGAAGGAGGTGAACAATGAGTGAGACCAACATAAACCTGACGCCCGAAGTCGTAAATACAATCTACGAACTGCAGCAGCGTGAATATGCCTCAATGCACATTGATACGCTGCAACAAGTACTTATTGGCATCATCCGTGGCGATATGGGCAACGACGAGGAGCGGCTGAAGTTGGCCGGCGAAGTGTTGTTTCTGCAAGACACCATGCGCTGCTTCATACTACAAAAGAAAGGAGGTGCCAAATGATAGAAGTAAAACATCTGAAGACATCGTCAGTTGCTAACGTGCAAAGTTACCGCACCAACTGCGACTCGGCACATACCGGCTACCGGTACAACCTTTCCTATCATGGCAACTACGTCATCGACGAGATGACCGCCGACGACGTGCGCGAAGTTATTGCCTGCCTGCAATATGCGCTGGAACTGAACGGAGAGAAGTAATAAATCGAATAATATCCTTATAAATAAAAAAGACGATGGAAGAAAAAGAACAGAACATCACCGATATCAGCATCCACATCGCCGCCCTCTCGGCCTCGTTCAAGCCGGCCGACATCCGCACGGCCACACACTGGTTCACCACCGACGAAATCTACGACGCCATCCGGCGCATCGACCCGGGAGCCGAAATCAGTAAGAGTCAGGTTCATCAGGCCATGCTCGATGCCGGCTATCAGTATCGCGTCCGGCCGGGCTCAAACGGTATAGACTTCCGTTGGATGCTCCAGGCACGATGAGCCGTTTCTCACCTCAATCAACAATGCGGCCCTCTCCACACACCATCGGAGAGAGGCCGCATTGTCCTTTCTCCCCCACCCTTTTCCTGCTACCTTCGGCTGCGAAAGCATAACAGCATCGACATGATAACCGAAGAAGCCATCAAGACAGAATTCATCACAGCCGTAATGACGCGCGACATCCGCCGCATCTACGACACACAGGAACAGACCGTCCGCACCTACCTGCACACCCAGACAGGTGCCCTGCAGGCACACCTGGCGCGGAAGCCTTTCAGCAGCACCGTGGAAGGAAGCCGACAGGTGTACTATATGCGCGTCTTCCCCTATCTCCGCTTCCTGGACATCCACTACCGGCGCGGCGGCGACCGCATTTCCCGGCACATCCGCCGCCACCTGGCCCTCTACAACCGCGTGGTGTGGGGCGTGCTCTACGGCGAGACATTCCCGGATATTCAATACGGCCTGTCCGAAGACATCCGCCGCTACATCCGCCAGCAGCTAGAGCAGGCGCTTCCAGTGGATGAAGAAGAAGTTAGAATGATGGTTGACTATTAAATCCGAAAGAGTATGGCACAGAAAAGACTATCGGAAGACGAAATCAAGTACACCGTATCGGCCGAAACCTCCAAGGCGCAACAGGAGATCTACAACCTGACCAAAGCGACAAAAGCTCTGAAGAAAGAAGAGAAAGAACGCCGGACGGCCATGGTAGAGTTGGAAGCACAGGGAAAAAAGAATTCAAAAGAATACCAGAACCTGGAGAAGGAAGCCAAAAACTTGTCCAAACAGATATCGGCCAACAACAAGGAGATACAACAGCTAACTAAGACCATGGGCGTGAACGACATGACCATGGCCCAGCTCAAGAAGCATGCCAAGGATCTGGAAAGACAGCTGGACAATACAGCCGAATCTGCCAATCCGGAAGAATATGCTGCCCTGAACAGACGCCTGGCCGACGTGCGCGACCGGATGAAGCAGCTCCGCACTTCAGGACTCGAAGTGAACAAACAGATGGACCAGAGCACCACCATCATGAACAAGCTGAAGATGGCGGCCAAAGCCTTCATTGCTGTAAAGGTTGTGGGATGGCTGAAGTCGGCCCACGACCAGGCATACAATACGCGGAAGGAGTTTGCCAAGTATGAGGCCGTGCTGCGCAATACATTCCAAAGCCAGGAGAAAGCCAATGAAGCCATGAAGATGCTGCAGCAACTTGCGGCCGACACTCCCTCTTCGCTCCAAGAGTGGACAGAGGGTTACATAAAGCTGGTGAACCGCGGCCTGCAGCCCACCAGCCAGGAGCTGACCAACCTGGGCGACTTGGCCGCCTCACAAGGCAAGTCGCTGGACCAGCTGATAGAAGCCGTACTCGACGCCATGACCGGAGAAAACGAACGCCTGAAGGAATTCGGCATTAAGGCATCCAAGGAAGGTGAGAAAACGCAGTTCACTTTCCGAGGCGTCACCACCGAGGTTCGCAACTCAGAGGATGCCATCAAAGACTACCTCCTCAGCCTGGGTCGCCTGGAGGGTGTGGCCGGATCCATGGCCGTACAGATGAACGAGCTGGAAGGAATCCAGTCCAACCTGGGCGATACCATGGATGCATTCTTCAACAATGTCGGGAAAAAGCTGGAACCGTTCTGGAAATCAATATTGAAGGGGGCAAACGGATTCTTCAGCGAACTAAACAAGATGTTCACTTCCTATACCGAGCAGTACGACAATCATCTTGAACAGCTGGTAAACTTGGAAACAGAGCTTCCTAAACTGCTCGATAAGTATGAAGAGCTTTCCTCAACCAGTAATTTGTCCGCAGAAAAGCACGAAGAACTCCGACGCGTAATGCGGCAGATTACAGACATGGTTCCTGAAGCTGCTGGAGCTTTCAATGATTATGGAGAAGTAATTTCCATTTCAACCGACAAGGTAGAAGAATTCATGGCCACTCAACGAGCTTTGCTGCTATATGAGAATAAGAAAGCAATCGAAGAGACGGAACGAGACCTGGAGAAACTTCGAGCCAAGCAGAAACAGTTACAAGCTTACAGGGAACAAGGAGGAAAGACAGTTGTTAGCTCTCAAGGCCCTTTTGCTCCATCAATTACCTATGTGGATAAATCGTCTCTCGGTGAGGTGAATAAAGAGCTGACCGACATCGGCGACTTAATCAAAGGATCAGAAGAAAAGCTTAAAAGGCTGAGGGGTGAGACGTTGGATAATGCCGTAAAGCAACATAAGGAGATGCTTCAGCAGCGGGAAACTTTCAACAACATGAACAAACAACAACTGGATGCTTGGATTAAGGATGAGAAGAATGCAGCCAGCCAGTACATGGAAATGGCCAAGGAAGTCTATGAAAAACGATTTCCAACAGCTACAACAACAAAAAACGACAGTAAATCGAAAGGAAAGGACGAAAAAATCTCCCCCGTTAAAACGCTGTCACCAGAAGAACTTGCTAATATCGATCTGCAGATCGAGCTGGAAGAAGAAAAAGAACTATACCACAAACAACAAATTGAACTCAAAGAACTATTTGCTTCAGGACGTGATGAGAACCTACAGTCAGAAGCAGAATACAATGAAGCACTCGAACAACTAGCCATGATGCATTTGGAACGAATGATTGATATCGCCGGTCTGGATGCCGAGCAGCGAAGAAGCATCGAAGAACAGCTGCTTGAGTTCAAAGTGAAATGCATGCAAGAAGAATTAGCTGAAAGAGAAAAAACAGATAAAGAGCGCATGCAAAATGAAGAACAGAATGCCCAAAAAATTCAAGAGAATTACCGAAAAAGATTACAGACATATCAACAATATGGTCAACAAATCGGTAGTGCACTTGGTAATGTAATAGCTAATCAAGAAAATGCAGTACAGGGATTTGCAGATACAATGTTGGATATTGTTTTTGATGTTCTTAGTAAAATAGTAGAAGCAGAAATTACAAAAGCAACCGCTACAGCCACAGGAGCAGTGGCAAGAGCTACTGCAGAGTCCTATGCTACACCAGATTCAGTACTTAGTTTCGGTTCATCAGGTTCAGCTAGAGCTGCTATCTTATCCGGACTTATTATGGCTGCTTTAGCTGCTGCAAAATCAACACTGAAAGGATTAATAAATAAAAGCAGTATAAGTGAAGATGCGAAATCAATTTCGGGAACTACATATAATCGTGTAGTTACCGGACTTCAATCAGGAGGTAACATCGACATAATACGTGCACAGGATGGGAAACATTTTCCTAATTCCGTTTTGTCTCCCAACAAGCGAGGTTACATTGATCACCCAACTGTGATTGTCGGTGATGGGCCTACCGGACAATCTCGTGAATGGGTAGCTAGTAATGCGGCAGTGTCCAATCCTACTGTAGCGCCAATCTTAGATATCATAGACCGAAGCCAGCAAGCTGGAACAATCAGAACATTAGATCTAAATCAGATAATCAGAAAACAGTTATTAGGATACAACAACGGTGGATATATTGGGCAAAAGAAAGACAACAATTCCTTAAAGCCATCCTTAACAATGTATCCCTTACCCAATGAATTAATTAATCGTCTGACATCAGCGATCGAGCATTTGGAACGTGAAGGCATTCAGGCTGACGTGGTGCTGACTGAACTGGAAAGAAAGCAAAAGCGTAGAGATCGAGCAAGAATGATAGGTAGCAAATAACAGCATATTTATGAAAATAACTAATACACAATCGGGCGAATCGTATCATCTCGACCCGGATACAGAGTTGGAAATTGAACGAACCAATCTCTTTTTTAACAAGTATGGGGAACAGTCACTACCGGTTACATTGCCAGATACAGACCGAAATAGGAAGCTGTGTGGTTATGCTCATTTACCAGCCAATCGTCAGAAGCAAGACCGCGATATTGAAGTAAGTATTTCAGAAGGAAGTTTTTTCACAATAGCAAAGCAAGTCATACTTGGCGCAAAAGAGCGTGACGGCATTGATACCACATTTTATCTGAACGAAGGAGCTTTTCTGTCTCGAATTTCAAATACAAATCTAAAAGATGTATTTAAGGATGAATACATACCTGGGATTGAATCAGTAGAACAGGCTTTAGATTGGATGGAAGGATTATGTGATAATAATAATGGAGAATATGCTTGTACTACAGTGTTGATTGACGATGGATCGAACTATCAAGATGAAAGCGGCCGGACTTACCGGCTTGTTATACTTAACGAGCGAAATTCTGAGGGCAAACTGGTAGCTAGAAATTCTCGTATGCTTTACCGACCGGATGATGAAACTTATACCTCGGTCGGTGTAGGTTATTACGTAACCCCATTTATTCGCACAAATTATTTGCTTAAAAGAGTTTTTGCCTATTTCGGATATACGCTTCTTGATCATTTTTTCAGCCAAACTGATCCTTTTCGAAATATGGTCATGGCAAACACAACTGCTGATGCAATTGTCAATGGACGAATTCTTATTGCAGATCTGTTGCCTGACATCACCTGTGGTGACTTATTGGAAGTATTCAGAAAACGTTTTTTGTGTGAATTCACTCCTGATGAAGCTAACCGAACGGTAAGTATTCTATTGTTCAAGGATGCGATCGCAAAAACAGCCATCACCATACATGATACGCAGGTCGCAGATGGGCCAGAAGTAGAATATCCGGAAACTTACAAATCAATAACTTTAAACTGCTCCGCAGTTGAAACACCTTCAGATTTACCTTTACTTGATAATACTGAAGCGGTCGTTTCGAAGTATCCATACGCAATCATACAGCCAGACGGCAGTTTCCGGCGAAAGTTCGTGGAATATTCGCAACCGATCGTATATCATTTAGGACAAATACAATGGAGCGGGAGACTACCGGCCGGACATCGGATTAACGAAAGTATTGCTTCTGCTTCGGCTACTCCATACGGTATTGATTCGGATCTGGAACAGGAGGAAATAACCATCCCCGACACACTAGCTGAACACATGGACAGAATAACAGGTGAAGTATCTTATAATGAAACAGACACGGGTATGTACATTGGTCCTGCACGCTGGTTAAACTCACGTCTCCTTGACCCGGGGGAAACTCTTGAGATGGAAGATGAGGGTAATGTTAAGCCTGTCGATGACGGTAGCATGCCAGTCGTGTTACTGTTTACAACTGTTATTGACGGAAGAGGTGAACCGAGTACAGTGGCATCCATATACACGGATGAATATTCACTAGCCATGAACGGAGAAAATGGCATATATGAAAAATTCTATCGCGATTACGATAATCTGTTACGTAATAGTTTGCATACAGTACGCTATCAGTTAATGTTCGATGAAAGTATGAAGATGAACACAGACGTCCATGAACCGGTCTGTATAGGTGGAAATAAGTTTCTCTGGAATATAATGCGATATACTGTGGGAGGAACATCCGGACCAACAGAGTGTGAATTACTGACAACACAATTATATGAACCAATTGATTCTGCTAAAACTATCTCAGATCTGATACCGATTTCAACTGAATACGAATGGAAAGCTTACAGTGAGGTGAGTGTGATCAGCGAGGCTGAATACCAATCTGCCACATCGAAAGATCTGAATCTGGTTAAGGTATATATTGATATACCACCAAGTAAAGAACTATATGATAGCAAAAAACAAATGTATTATCGAGAATGGGCTGTTAAAAAAGAAGGTCGAATTGATGATTATCTGCTTGTCAAGCATTGGTTACAGGTTGGACTAATTGGAACGAGACCTTAATCTGTCCTTTAATTCATCAGGACGTGACGATAATTTTGCGCATATATTAATAAAATCGCAATGAATATCATACAACAACCGGATGCCCTGTCACTGAGCCGAAATCTGAAGCCACTGGTTATCGGAAGCAGTGAACCAGTCTCCTTCGAATTTAAAAAAGGAGAAGATACGCTGTTGTCGCAACGCTATGAACCTGGAGACAACCAACGTATAGAAATTGATCTGCGTGAAATTATTCATGCACAATTGTCTTGCGACTTGAAAGAATCAGGCGAATCATATGAACAAACTAATCTTGCGGCAGATTTTACAGCAATAATCGACGGGAGTAGAATATCTTTCCGTGTTGTTAAAGCTGGAGTAGACCGTCTGGCAGATACGCCTACCAACTTTCTGACAGAGAATTTCCTGACATGGCAGCCGAATGTAAAGCGAGTCACCTATTCGTCACCAGAGTTTTTGACTTATTATGCCGTTGAAGACAGTACTGTTAAACTGAAGGCTGTATTCACTGATTCGAATGAAACTATCACTTTTTCTGTTCTAGAATCCGGCAAGGCATGGACCATGAACTTGCAATACGCCAACGTTGTCAAATCACTTAACGGGCGTTTTCCGGCATATTATGATGTATGGGTAGAAAATGCATCCGGTCAACGGATGACATATATACAAAGGTATCAAGCCGAAACTGCTAAGTCAATACATGAAGACTGGGTTTTATTCGAAAATTCATTAGGAGGCATTGATACATTTCGTGCATATGGTACAGAATCAATCAATAACCAGCATACGCATAATATTGCAGAACTTGACGAAGAATATGTAGAATATCGCGTTGATACCGAAAGATTGCATACGAAAAACACTGGATATCTGACACCAGAAGAAAGCAGATGGTTGGTTGACTTCTTTCCTGCAGGGAAGAAGTATATTTACCTTGGTGATTATCTTCGCTCGATCGTAGTAACAGAAAGTGAAGTACAGCGGGATAATAAACTGGTACCAACGTCGTACAGCTTCACATATAAGTATGCCGATGCCCGTCCTCTGCTGAACCTCCCGCGAACTGACGAACCAGCCGATATGCTGGAACTAGAGATCCCGGAAGTTGGAAATTTTACTATACCCCCTCGGCTGGCTGAAGTGCCACGTCTTCCACTGTCCGAGGGGGATCTATTCCCGGTACAGAACCCGTATAGCGAAACCTGGAGTACGACCACGACTGGTGCATTGGCTTCTGTTATCGGCCAGATACTGTCTGCTGCAGCTGGAGATGGTGGTGGAATTGGACATTCGCATGCAAATATAGATCTTCTGAATAAACTCTCTTATACGCTCGGATATCTGCTAGTAAATAGCGAAAAGATAAAAGCCGGGTATGCGGACGAAGCGGGGAAAGTGAAGGATGGAGTGTATATTCGTAAGGATCAACCTGATCAGACTGAGTACCTGGTCAAATTCCTGTCAGGTATTGAATTTGGCAACTTCGTTTCCGGCCTTCTCGGTACAGGTGGAGCTGTACAGATAGACGATGATGGCTGCTCACACGCTGAGTTCGACTATTTGACTATCCGCAAGGTTGCTCTATTCATCGAACTAATCATACAGGAGGCCAAGCACGTGGGTGGAATGCTCATTGTGTCACCTTCCGGAATGACGATTTCCAAAGTCGAAGAAACTAACACTGCATACCGATGCTACTTCGAGCGGACAGACGGAGACCGGACATTACAGAACCAGTTCACCGTCGGCACACAGGCCCGCCGGCAGACGTTTAACCTCACCAACCAGGCATACTACTGGCGGCTGGTGACCGAAGTCGGAGATGATTACGTGGATCTGAGCAAAACCGACTGCGACACAGGTTCGACCATCCCGCTGGCCGGCGACGAACTGGTAGGCCTCGGCCATCGGACAGACAAGACACGCCAGTCGGCCATCATCATTTCGGCGTTCGGTACTGATTCTCCTTCGATAAAGTATTACCAAGGCATCGATTCCTACAACCTTGTGGACAAGGCTGTGAAGATGGATTATTACGACCCTGTTAGCGGGCGTTACAAGTCAGTAACTTACGGAGACAGTTATATAGGGACGAAAGATAAGAGCTCGTACATTAAGTTTGAGCAAGAAACAGGAGTTGAAGTAAATGGACGAGTTAATATACAATCTGGTTCAACCGGCTGGGAAAACATGGACGGCCTGCCTGAAGAAATACAGCAGGCAGCAGATCTCGCCTCTGACGCGATGGAATCTGCCGACAATGCCGCAGAACTGGCTGATGGTGCTGCGCAAGTGGCTGCAGATGCTCAAGACCGGCTGGATAATTGGGCAAGTGATGGTGTCATCTCCCCGACCGAGAAACTTACGCTAAAGCAGGAGCTGTCTAACTTACAAGCCGAATACGAAGCCACACTGTCGGATGCTGAGAAATACGGAATTGATTCAACGGAATATACTTCATCCTGGAATGCTTATAAAACTGAACTCGAATACCACAGTAGTGAAACACCGGAAAATATCGAAGTACGACCTGCTTTCTATACCTCGCAGTCGGCATTTTACGAGGCACGTACAAACCTGTTGGGGACGATTGCTGATAAGGCAAAGGACTATGTGGATACTTCAATCAACGGTATTGGCGTGGGTAGCGTTAATTTGCTACTTAACTCGGGCTTCACAGGAAATTATGAAACTGAAAATCTTAAGTCAGACACACCGCTCAGTGAAAATACAGAGCTATACAGCAAATCACTCAATCACTGGAGTGGAATCGCCACCGTGCAGGAGGATGCGGAAGCGGCATCCGGTCGGTCTGCCACTATCGGCAGCTTGTCTCAGTCTGTAACACTTATAACCAACGAGTCTTATGTTATTTCGTATAAAGCTAAGGGCACCCAAGTGGCTGTGTCGTGCGGTGATTTTAGCGCATCTCAACCTCTTACATCCTCATATCAGCGGTGTGTGCACAAGTTCACCTTCACTGGTACAGGTGTATTCCTTATCAGCGGTACTGCAACCATTTGTGACCTTCAGCTAGAGCGTGGTACAATAGCTACTGACTGGAGTTCTTCTCCGCAAGACAACGATAAAAGTATGTCCAAGTTCCAGACAATACAATATATTTTCAATGCTATTAAGAATGGCAGTGTAGATATTGCTGGAGGCTTGATTTTGGCTAACATGATTCTGGTCGGTAACTATAAAGACGGAATTCTGCAAAAAGTTACCGCAGGTATATCGGGCGTCTACAATGACGATGACGACGTGTTTGCCTTTGGTGGAGGATCATTAGAGCAGGCTATCTACACAGTGATGAAGTACAAAGAGAACCCGATGTATCAGCCAACGGATGAAGAGTTGTTGAATATGGCGAAAGTGGTTATCACCCACGGAGGACGAGCTATTCTGAACGACGTAATCGTCAGGGGCTATATCTATGCGCTGGGAGGCTTCTTCCGCGGGAAGGTAGAAACGTTTGCCAACGGGAATAGAATCGTGATAGACCCTACAACTAACAGCCTCGCAATGTACGACAGCAGCGATACAGAAGTGTGCAAGCTGTGCTTCCGTGAATCGGGTGAGTATGGCAGCTATCCTGAATTGACTCTGACCCGAAAAAATAAAAGTGGCGATGTGCAGTCAGTAAGTGTTTATGGAACTAACGTGATAGCAAGAAATGAGCATTCCAATGGGGATTTTGAGCAGGGCGTCCTTACACCACTGGGCATTGAATTCTTCAGGCAAAACGATTCTGGCACGGGGCAAGATACAGCAGCGCAGTATCTCGCCACGCCAGCAGCGAGAGTGATAAGCGAAGCTACTTATGTACAGCCTACTGACGAGTTTTTGAGGTTTACGCCAACAGCGGGTATCACAGCTTACATGCCTGAACCTTCGAAATATCCGGGAAAGAAGTATTATATAAAGCTGACAAGCGGTAGTGTACTGTTTTCCGGGGGGAAGTACCTGAATGCAAAAGATTGGGAGCCGTCAGATACCTATGAATTAACTGAAACTATTGCTATCATGCTTATCTCAGACGGGATGGTGTGGAATGTTTTTTATTGCGGATGACTATGGAACTGAATACGATAAACAATACCGATAACTGGGGGAATACGGCATCAAGGCTGAACGAGAATTTCAGCAAAATTGCAACAGAGGTTGATAAGGCAAAGTACTCCACTTCGAAGAATAAAGGTTTATTCTCGACACTGTCCGACCTGAAAGCGAATCATCCATCGCCGCAGGTAGGCGATTGGGCAGTAGTAGGAAATACGATACCAGGACCGATTTACCAGTGCAAAACAGCAGGTACTTGGGCAGAAACCGGGCAGACTGGAGGAGGAGACGAAGTGAATTTGGCTGACTACCTGACAGCTACTGAAATCACAGATATCACAACCATTTTGTAAAATGAAACAGATAAATTATAAATCAGACTTTAAGCTGTTCGAAAATGGAGACTTGCATACGTCTCCTTTCGAATTAGAGTACAGCACGACCTTTGGTAGAAGCTACAAGGCGAGCTACATTGAAGGTGTGTACACCAACTGCAGCATGCTCGATGATGGCCGGCTGATGGTTATCTTCGACAGTCACGGGCTCCCTCCTGGAATCCTGCGCGTCACACGTCGTTACTACCTGACCGATCAAGACTACCGTGATAGAATCTGCGACCTTGTCAGTAAGGAAGAAACTGGCGTTATTCTGACAACAGGAAAGACGGATGAGTGCGAAGTTGAGGTACAGGTACCTCCACACTATATGCAAGGAGAACCCGGTAAGAGCTTGACTTGGGGTGATATGACTGAAGAACAAAAAACGGAGCTTGCAAGTAAAGCTGCGAATGAGCTAAAAGATAGTCTGATAACAGCTACTAAGGTAGGAGATACAGAATACGAAGATTTTTTCAACGAGTAAATTGACTAAATAAGATATGGCAAAGAAATATAAACTTATGAGAAATGGAGTAGTTATATACCCATGTTCTACAACAGATGCGATAGTCAACCCGAATACGAAGAAAACTGTAACGGAAGAAACAAATGAATTAAAAAATAAATCTATAAAACTATATGCTTTTAGTTCAGCTGTTGGAGGATTACTTGAAGTTGGACAAATAGGTTATTCAACTTCGCAAAAAAGACTTTTTAAAAAAGTATCTGATGACGGAAGAGTTGAAACTGTATCATTCATAGAAGGTGCAATATACTTATGGAATGATGACATATATACATGGAATGGTACTGATTTGGTAATAGGGAATAGCATAACATCATTAACTCAATCTATTAAAGACGCACAAAAATCGGTTGATGATGCTCAAAAATCGTTGGACCTATTTTTATCAGATAAAAACAAGGTTGTAAAAAATATTGTATGGGAATCAGGATGTTACGCTAGTGATGGAACAATAGCAAGTGGACAGAGTCATACAGATGTTGAGTTATCAGGAGAGGATAAAACTTTGATTACTAATGCTCGGTCTATAGCGCCATTATATTGTGTGTTTTTTGACGTAAATGGTGATGTCATAAGTGTGTTCAATAATTATAATGAAAGCCCTAGTATTATAGATATACCAGAAGGAGCAAGTAAAGTCGGCATATCTAATTTCAGTTTAACGAATCCTACAGATAGCGTATATATAATTGTCAACCCGTTATCCATATCAGAATTTGAAAAAGAAATTAATGATAATACACAGATAAAATTAGACGGTAAATTAGATAAGGAATATACTAATTTGATTAAAGTAAAGGAATTAGAAAGAACTTGGCAATCTGTTAGTGGAGGTAATAGAATTTATTCTTTTGACGTGTCATTAACGGAGGCTATTATAATAGATAGATTTACTGCTCCAGGTAGTATATCAATATATTACACAGATTCAAACGATAGCAATGTAGGTGATTCAATCAATGCTGATAAGATATACGAGGGTGGCAATTTGTATAAACCAGAAGGAGCTGTAAAACTTAATATAAAGGTATATTATACAGCAGATATGCCCGTTGTGTATTCTGCCAATACTGAAATTATTAAAATAGCAGAAGAATTAATAGCCTTAAAAGAAAAAGTAGAAGGTGATAATTCGGTCATACTAAATAATTATTCAATATATAATATTGTAATACCGACTTATGAATCAGCAAGCGGAAATAGAACTTATAGATTTGAATACGCCGAAGCAAAATCTTTTTTCTTTGAGAAATGCTCTTTTAAAACGTCTTCTGGAGAAGATGGAGGTACAGCAACAATTAGATTCTATAAATCGGATGATACTGAAATAATAAACGAATCAGTAGTAGAATTACAAGGATATATCAATTTGCCTGACGAATGCGCGTATATGACAGTTAGGTGCTACTATACAAGTATTATTGGGAAATGCTATTTGGCTGATAAGTATCAAAAAATTGTTAGCGAAGCAATTAAGGATAATTATAATAACATTATTGAAGTCAATAAAAAAATAGATGACCTAAGTGTTGTTTACAATCAGTACGATGACGGTGCATATTATACATTTGAAGATAAAACTGTTGGCGAAAATCAAACTGGTAAAAGCTATGATTTAGGGAAAGCAGATACTCTATTTGCTGGAGGAATGCCAGAAATTATAGTTAAAGATGGCGGATATATTGATGGAGCAGATTTAGAAAGTGGCGTGTTCTATTTGACTCTAAAAATGAAAAAAAGATGTTCATATTGCGCGGCAACAATAATATCAAAAGGAGTAGAAGAGACATCAGGAGACGGAGTTTTGATTATAGTTGACGAAAAATCTCGCGACGGTGTAACAACACAATTTCATAGAAGAATATTGCATATACTATTGCCAAATATATCAAACAACAGTGTTTTTTCAATTCAGTTGGGAGACTACGATAAAGCTGAAGATGGTAGTCCAAGATGGAACTATGAATATAGCGAAACAACAATAGTTGAATTATATTCAGATATAGAAGCAAGTCCAGAGTATGCGGGAAAGAAGAATCTATGGGAAGTATTTGTTGAAGATGAAATGTTATACATATTTCTCAATGGTAAACTTGTAAAAGTATATAAGAATGTATCGGCTGAGTCACCCAATGTAGCAAATTTTGCATTTAACGACTTGATACCAAATGCAGATAGGGCAGAGGTTGAAAACTGTAAAGTTGTAGATTTTTGCATTGGCACTAAAAAACATACATATGGTATGTTTGCAAGTTTATATAATGCGAAAAAATTACTCGGATTGTAGAATAACCAGCTTCCACACCAGGAAGCATAGAACCTCGCGATGTATAGGTAATCGCATGTTTGTTATGAAAAGACTGATTTTCATGTGTGCCGCACTTCTGATGTGCGTAGTGAGTGTTTTCGCGGCTCAAACCACAGGTAGTGAATCAGTGACGGCTGATTTCCTCGATGGCTTCAAGAGCTTTGTCGGGTTGGCCACGGTTGTGGTTCCCGCTATTGTTGGCTTCATTGCAGGAAAGCTGCAGAACCCTATGAACCGTTGGGTTAGCATGTGGGTGACAGCAGTCGTTGGCGTAGTTGTGACTTTTTTCTCTTGGTGGATGGATTTGGGATTCCCACCTGTAGATGCAAGCATCTGGATCGTGGTAATTGACGCATTGTTTGTCGCATTAGCATCGACCGGAATTGTATCCGTTGTAACAAGCGAATGGCTGGCAAACCTGTTTGGAGGTAAAGTGAAGAAGGAGTAATGGAGAAGCTGCTGCACACCATAGCCCCGCAGCTGGCAGTTGCCGGGGCTTACTCCTTCATCGGAGAAATCAAGGGGGTTGTATTCGAACTTCGCTGGATGCTGGTATTTATCATCGTGATGATCATCGCAGACTTCGTTCTTGGTATCATTGACAGCGTGGTGAAGCGAGGTGAGGATTTCCGCTTTAGCAGGGCGGGGCGGCGGACGATGTGCAAGTTTATCGAGTACAATTCGTACCTGGTACTCGGTTTTATGCTTGGCATCGCTATCCTGCAACCGGTTGGTATATGCAGCTATACCGTTTCGGCCATGTGCGGCCTTGGACTGGCCATCGTGTTTGAGTTTGACTCTATCATGGAACATATCTGCGTCATCCACGGTATCAAGAATAAGGTGTCGATTAAGAGGTTGCTGGTTGAGTATATCAAAAAAAAGTATGCGTCAGCCGGTGAGATTATCGAGGAGGTGACGAAGGATGGAAATAAATAAAAAGGAACTATCCCTGCGGACAGCCCCTTAGCTTGGAAGCATACCCATCTAAAATAATTTAGGCGGCTATATCGTCGCAAATGTATAATTAAATTCTGAATTATGAAAATCCTAATTGATAATGGTCACGGTAGTAATACTGCCGGGAAGCGTTCTCCCGACGGCAGACTGCTGGAATACGCCTACACCCGTGAGATTGCAGAACGCCTTGTGAATGAACTCCGCAAGCATGGTCTCGATGCCGAGCGCATTGTGCGAGAAGAAGTAGATGTTCCACTGGCTGAACGATGCAAGCGAGTGAATGAATACAAAGCAAGTGAGGCTATTTTGATTTCCATCCACTGCAATGCTGCAGGAAGTGGAGCGGAGTGGATGAACGTCCGTGGCTGGGAGGCGTGGACATCTGTTGGCAAGACAAAAGCCGACAAACTGGCAACATGCCTGTATGACGCTGCCGGACGGGCGGGATTAAAGTTGCGCAAAGACGAGAGTGATGGCGACCCGGACAAGGAGGGGCATCTCTACATCCTGAAGCATACGAAGTGTCCGGCGGTGTTGACGGAGAACCTCTTCCAAGACAACAAGGAGGATGTGGACTACTTGCTATCCGAGGAGGGGAAGAAGGCGATTGTACAGCTTCATGTCGATGGAATATGCAAATACTTGGGCGTATGATGTGGCCGACTGATGGCTCCAAGAACATTTTCGTGAGGTCACGAAAATGGTAGGATGAATGTTGCTTGCAACACTATTCGCTAATGTTGCAAGCTGATATAATAATGTGGAAAGTAATGTTGCAAGCTATGAAATGGATTTATTGTATTATTTTGATCATCGCCCTCTGGTCCTGTAGGAGCGTGAAGTATGTGCCTGTTGAAAGTACTGCAGACAGCATAGTTGTAGAGAAGCTGGTTGAAGTTCAGTTGCCACCTGACAGCGCAACCATCCGTGCTCTGCTGGAGTGTGATGAGAATGGGAAGGTAGTTCTTTCGTGGTTGGACGTCGCAAACAGTAAGAATGCCAAAGCAATGATTACCATCGACAGTCTCGGTAACTTGTTGGCGAAGATGCGAACTCAACCCGATACAATCTACAAGCCATCCAAGGAAGTTATCGTCACCAAGGAGGTGAAGGTGTCGTATCCAGTCGAAAAAGAGTTGACCCGCTGGCAGCAAATCAAACTGGAGCTTGGCGGATGGTGTTTTGGAATAATAATCACGGCAGCATTGATAATTGTCTGGTGGCTGGTATATAAGTCACAAAAAAAATAG